AAAGTAGCGCATGTTTCCCGAATCTTTTTTAAACCATTCTGATTCTATAGCCTTAGCGATTTGCAATCCATATTTTGGATCCATCTTCTCATTGTCGCTTACTGCTTGACTCGGAAAAATACCTTTTGTTAGTACTTGTGCCATCTATTGTATTATTTTTGAAAAATTGCCTTTGTTATCATATTTAGCAAAACTAAAATTTAGTTTATTATTTAATTTATTAACAGGTTTTGGTGTATATAAATTTTTATTACAAGCCATAATGGCTAATCCAGAACTTATAGCTGCATCAAATTTAGTTCTTTTATTTATATCAAACTTAGCCCAATCATTTAATGTTTCATTAAAGTATAAATCACCGTGACTACCGTCATCTTTTATTCCAACATGAAGATTTATATAACTTTCAATTGCAGCCGCATGAGCTTGTCTTATATCTTCACTTGAGTTAGGTATACCACCTATTTCTTTTTCGGCAGTGGATAATTTATTCCAAACTTTATCGGGTCTATTCATTGAATATCCCCTATAGCCTCTTCGCTTTAAATAATATAATAATCTAGGTTTATTATTTTCAGCTAATAGTGGCATGCCATAAAATTGAAGAGCCATTAATATATCTTCAAAAAATATTTCTGCCGTTTGAGGTCTTGCTATATATTCTAAAAAAAATCTATTTGTTGGAACTTCTTCCATACTGAATTTAGTAAGGCCATGTAATGATCCTTTAGATCCTTTACCGTCAGTAGTTCCTGATATATCATAACTATCGCAGCCAAATGCACCGATATGTTCATTTCCTGGATATTTATTTCCATTTTTTATTATTACTTTATTTTGTAATCCTCTTTTAGGTACCCAACTAACATTAAATCTACCAGTATTGTTAGGTATAAACTCTACTTCTGTATCTTTGATTCCGTTTTTCCATTGAAAACTGCCACGAGTGACAAGAGCAGAGTATCTAGCTTCTTCATTAAAATCAATCTGTTCGTAAATCTTAGCAAGATTAAATATGCTATTTTTAGTTTCATCACGGAAAGCGTGTTCTTCAGTTCTCGGAAATTGTCTATAAAATTCATTTAATGCGTCTTGATCTCCTTTTAATCCTTCAACTTCGTTTTCCCAGTGTTCAATAACTCCCACATCAATAATGTCTCCTTGGTTGTCTTTAGCTGGTTCTTGCGGCGTGTTAAATACAGGTAATCCATTAAAATCAATGAATCCCTCGAAGTTCCATTCCATAGGTATGAACAAACTATATAATCCTGAGCGAGTCTGCCCATTGCGGTTTCTTTTTGTAACGTCTGAATCATTATATAGTTTTTTAAAGTTTTCGCCGCCTTTATCTAATGAGTTGCTTGTTGAACCCATCATACATTTGCCTATAACTCTAGAACCTAATCTTAATGTGGTTTTTGTTACACGCCAGTTATTTAAAATATTTTCTGGTCTTTCCCATTTACCCGCTTCATCATGTACTAATAAAGCTAGCTTTTCTCCGTCATAACTATTATCACCTGTATTTTTCCAATCAATAGTTGTATCTAATCCAGCAAGCTCTTGTGCTTTTTCATTAGCGATAATTTTTCTTCTTGTAAACTTAGAAGCTGGTACTCTATAAGCCAATTCTGTTTTAGGCCTATCCATTCCATCTTGTATTGGTTTAAAGAAAAACGGATAGTTAACGGATATAGGTACAACTTTATCGGTAAACATTTTTTTTGCGTCAGCACCTGATTTTGATAATATACCAAACCTAGAGTCTGAAGAGATGGTTGCTTGGTTAACGGTTTCGGATGATGCCATAAATGAAAAACCACTTCGTCTGTTTTTAAGGTAACACATTCCGTAACATCTTGAATCTGCTTTGCAAGCTTCCCAGAATATATAGAATAATCTGTTTGCTTCCCTAAAATCTGGTTTCCCAACATCAATTTTGGTCCACTGCAAGTACATATAATGAGTGCCAGTGATATAAGTATCAACGCCTTTATTTTTAAACCAATAGCCTTGTTCTCTTTTGGTAAATTCTTCATCTATATATTCGTGCCATTTATTTTGAAAATCTAAAGGTAAATCTTTCCAATCAAAAATACTTTTAATTCTTTTTAAATCTTTTGGATATTCTTGAACCTCCCATTTATCATTACCTTTGAAAACATTCTTAGCTTTAGGTAATGCTATTTTTAAATTTTGTATATTATAAATATCTCCTATCTCTCCGGTTTTACTAATAACAATTATATCGTGTTCTTTATTATAACCGTATTTCCACTTTTTTGATTTATTTAGCCTTTTAATAGTATTTATTTTTACAGGCTCTATAATCTTATATAAAGTTTGATTATACATTATTTAGATCTTCTTTCTGCAAACCCTTTAAAAGTATCTACTTTTTTTTCTAATGGTTTGTTTTCTAATAAAGCTTTTTCTTCTTCTATGCGATTAAGTATTTCAAAAGCATCAAATATTGCAAGCTTTTTTGTGGCTGCTGCATTCTTTAATCTATCAGCAGAAACATCGTCGTCAGTTTCAACAATAGGCTCTTTAGCTACTTTTATTAATTCATTAACTGCTCTTTGCCCAGCCTGGATTATATTCTTTTTCGTTTCCTTGACGTTCATACTTAATAGTTATAAATTTGCTTAAAACTCTATATAGTCTTTCATTATCAATAATAAATTCATATTTACTACTAGGTGCAAATCCAACTAAATCATTTTTTTTAATATCATCAAGGTCTTTATCAATATATTTTATAATTCCTTTAAAAGGAACTTCTTTTTCATTTAATAATATATTATTAGATATAATTGGTTTTACAAAACAATAGCCTTTTAAAGAATGCCATTTATTATTTCTTTTGTATAAAAATATTTGATCTGTATTTACAAAATATTTATCCTCTTTATAATAGCTTCTGCTATTTTTTTCTTTGCCTCTTCCGTCATACCATCTTCTAAAAATATTATGATGTACTATTACTTCATCACCTATTTTTATTTCTGTTTGTTCTGCCTTAGGCACTGCCGTCACTATTCCAATACGACTAATATACCGATGGTCAGATATTTCTGTATTTAACAACAGCTCTTTACCATCAATATATTTTTTATTATCGTATCTTTCGTTTTTAGGTTTAACTATAAAGCTAAATAAACTTTGCATTAATATTCTAAATTATATTCAACTGCTATAGCCATATTTTTATTGAAATCCTTCCATGGTAATACTTCTTTTCCTTTTTTAATATAAATAGAAAATTTTTCAGACTCTTCAATAATATCGCATATCTTATGCCCGCCATATACTTCTTGGCCTACGGCATAGTGCATAGCGTCATTTTTATAGTCTCTACCTATACTAATTTTTCTTACCAATGACATGACCTACTCTTTTTCTTCTGGTTCTTCTGTGTTTTCTTCTATAGGTGTGTAGGTACCGTCTTGAATATTGATTTGTACTTTACCGTACTTTTCTTCAAGCTTGGCCTGAAATTTGTTTAAATCAGATTGAATTTCAGTTGTAGCATGGTTAATTCTATGCTTTTGTAATTCAAGGTTTCCAATTTGATTTGCAGCATTATTTAGTTTACCTACATAACTTTGCAATTCTTCTAATTGTTCTTGGGTAATTTTGTTTTCACTCATGGTTTTAAAATTAAATTATTATTTATATTTTACTTATTTATTATTATCACTTGTTTTGCTTAATTTCTAATTATTATTCAGCAGGAGTAGCAAAAGGTGCTGAAAATGTTTTATCTGTTGGGTTTTTTTGTAATTCAATTTGGTTATCTAAATTAGTTTTCATTGCCTCAACATCCAAACCTGCTTCTAACCAGCCTATAACATCAGATTCTTTTAAATCCGCGTAAGCTTTAAAGTTATCTGCGTCATATTGTACCCCATGCGTCCCTATTGAGCTAGCCATTATTGGTTTTTCTGAATCATCTGTTGCTGTATAACCCCAATGTATTGTGTATACAACATTATCTTTGCCATCTTGTAAAATTTTAGCATCTAATGCGTTAATATTCCATTTATATGTATTTGCCATTTTTTAATTATTTATTTGTGTTTTTAAAGTTTCTATTTCTGCTTTTAGTTCTTGTATTGCTTTTAATAAAACAGGTGTTAATTTAGAATAATCTACTCCCTGCATAATTTCCCCATCTTTTTCGCCTG